GCGCACTGTCCACTCATGCCCCATGGGTGCCACTCCGTGCCCCTATAATGACTTCAGTTCAAACGAAACGACAGACCATGAACGGTTGGGCAAACTACGAAACTTGGAATGCCGCCCTCTGGATCGGCAACGATGAATTTCTCTACAACACCGCCCGCGCCTGTGTTGAGTTCTGTGCCCCATGGGAGACCCCCTGGACTAAGTTCGTGCGCTGCATGACCGAAGGGCAGATCGGTCGCCACCTGGAAACCACAGGCGATGGGGTGGCATGGAACGACCCCGCCATCGATGCCGCTGAGATGGAGGAGATGATGGCAGACCTCTGACCCTCTCCTCCCCCTTTCCTTTCAAACCACAAACCACAAACCAACATCCTACCATGACCCGCGACCTTGCCACCGCTCTCCTGAACCGTGCCGCTGACGGTTCCCAACTCCTGGAAATCCTGGACAGCATTGCCGCCGACCTGGAAACCCAGGGCATTGAGGAGTGCGCCGCCCATTATGCTGCCATCTCTGCCCCCACCGCCGAACCTATCCAGTTCTGATACTGGACACCTTTCCCCCTTCGGGGGTGCCTCCTGCCCCTATAATAACTTCAGTTCACAAGCGAACCCAATGACCACCACCACCATCAACGGCGTTCAATTCAAGGTCACCCGCCTGCCCATCGCCCATGGCACTGCCGCCAACCGTTGGGCAGACCGTATCAAGGGCGGTTCCTCCCGTGTTCGCACTGGGGCAGGTTCCCGCTCCGTTCATCAGAGCACCAAGGCGAGCGCCCTGATGGATGTTCGCTGACGCCATTCGTTCGTGACGGCAGCAGTGGGGGGCGTTGGTGCCCCCCTTAAGCGTGGGCGCGATGGGGGCGGTTATAAAAACGCATAACTACCCTAACCTACAAAGTGTTACGAAAGGCAGCTAAATTTACAAGGCATCATAAATTTTTTTTCGCTATATAAAAACAATGGAAAAGATTGATGAAATGCAAAAAAATCCGGAGGAAAATTTCACGACCGTAGAAGTCGATCCAGTGACTGGAGAGTACTTTATTACGATACCAGAATGGGTACTGAACGAGTACGGATGGTACGAGGGCACGGAAATTAATATGGAGGTAGAAGGTGATTGTATTATCATCACCGAGGTAACCGAGAGCAATTGACAAGTACTACATAGTACTGTATGATATCTGATGTAACTACACTTTCTTATGGCTAAAGGATTCACCGTAAAGGCAAAAACGCCCGTGAGAGAAACAACTCAAGAATGGGACTACGATCGTGCAAGAGAACTTGTAAAAGGCAAAAGCATTGTATTTTGCCTACCTGGTAGAGGAGTTTCTTATACGTATCTAAAAAACTTTGTACAATTGTGCTTTGATTTGGTACAGGCAGGAGCAAGTATCCAAATCTCGCAAGATTATAGTTCAATGGTAAATTTTGCACGATGCAAGTGTCTGGGTGCAAATGTACTGAGAGGACCCGACCAGAAACCATGGGACGGTAAACTAAAATACGATTATCAATTATGGATTGATAGTGATATCGTGTTTAACTCAGAGAAATTCTGGCAATTGGTTCTAATGGAGAAGGACATTGCCGCTGGTTGGTACTGTACCGAAGACGGTCAGACAACATCCGTCGCACACTGGTTGGAAGAGGACGATTTCCGAAGCAATGGTGGCGTAATGAATCACGAAACTCTTGAGAGTATCGCAAAGAGGCGGAAACCCTTCACGGTGGACTACACGGGTTTTGGATGGCTTCTGATTAAACACGGAGTGTTTGAGGATGAAGGTATCAAGTATCCATGGTTCGCACCGAAGATGCAGGTCTTTGAATCTGGTGAGGTACAGGACATGTGCGGAGAAGACGTATCCTTCTGTCTGGACGCCATTGCGGCAGGTTTTGAGATTTGGTGCGATCCTCGTATTAGAGTCGGGCACGAAAAAACTCGTGTAATTTGATGGACACCTATACTGTTTTACGAAATGGTAAAGTCATCTTCAAGGGTCTTTCCGAAGAAGAGTACATGAATCTCATGGAAGACTTTGCCATTGAATATTACAAGACTGGAAAACCCAAAGCGGGTGAAATTGAAACAATTATTATTGGAGAAAACGGAAAATGGCAAAAGCAAAAACGGGTCTGAACAAGAGTGGTTATGTGGCAGGAAAGCCAAAGAAAACACGACAGGGTTGTGGTAATGGAACCAAGTACGCCGCGTCGTCTCGTAATGGAGCACGAAAGGCATATCGTGGACAGGGTAAAGGTTAAATAATTTAAGAAAATAACCTTCACATCTCATGAGTTGTTTAATCACCAATCTACCTTCGGTCGAGGTATGGGTTCGTAAAGAATATCTAACCGACCATCAAAGTGGATGGGGTGAATTCGTCAAGGGCGTCTGGGTATCGGCAAAATCGATACCTGGGCGTGCTTTTTATTTTGAGACATATCTACCCGAATATGCGGCAATGTACGATAAATTGCCCATCAGTGCCTTTTTATCACGTCCAGAGACACCAGACCCAGACATGAACCTACCAAATCTACAGTTCTGGAACTGTATGGACTATGGTGTCGTAAGTATTGATAAAAAATTCATTGGTTCGATGGACTTCGAGTGTTATACACGTGATCACGGTATTCAAAAGGGTACATATGTCTGTACAATCGATAATTATCACCGTGATCCAGACATGGTCGACTGGGCAACGAGTGAAAATCCCGCCGAACACAAGTCTCATAACCTAATTGAACTGAAAAATGGTCAATATGCACTGTATCCAAACAATAGACTCCGTATTTTTGATAATAGTCTGACACCGAAGGAACCAAAAATGCCAGATTTTAAGGTTTCGACTCAATATTATCAGGTCGAGAGTGGATATGAGCGTCTTGGAATGGGACGTGAGGAGGAATATCACTGGAAAACGGCAAAGGAGCGTGAAGAAGAGGAAAATAAATAGAAAAAAGGGATAGCAACCCCTCTAAAAGTTCTGATTTCATGTAAATCAGGAGCTAAAATGGGACGATCACCTGTCGATAGAGATTCTAACTACATGAGGGAGATGTGGGGGACCACAAAACTCGTTACTGACTACTACAAGGAACAAGAAATGAGTGCAAATCACGATTTTTTAGACAATTTGGCAAATCATCAACATCAAAAGATGCTTCGTGAAATCGCAAATGATGATATCACACCCAAAAAGCACGATTTTGTTCAACAAAACGAACTTCATGAGAAAATTCGTAATGATGAAGACTATGATGATTGGGAATACGGCACGGAACCGTACTATGGTAAGATTTCTGGATAGGGGTATAAATAAAAACAAGTATAATACCCATCTAAATCGTGGTTCAGAGGATATCCAGAGCATTTAAGGATATTAGTCTATCATTCGATAGGCATCCAGTGACTAATGATATTCTCGTTTTGAAAAATGCCGATGCGATTAAAAAATCTGTTCGTAATATCGTTCAGACAATTCCCAGTGAAAGGTTTTTTAACCCTATTTTTGGTTCGGAAGTAAAGAATAGTCTATTCGAGTTTGTTGATTTCGGTACTGCATCCTTACTTGAGAATCAAATTCTAATCGCAATCGAAAACTATGAACCAAGAGTAGATAATGTTCAGGTTGATGTCGATCCAAGAGCAGATCAGAATGCTTTTGAGATTACAATCTCATTCAATATTGTTGGACAAGAGGTTCCACCTCAACAATTTTCATTCATCCTAGAGGCAACCAGATAAAATAATGCCTTTTACTAAATTTACAAATCTAGATTTTGACCAGATAAAGACTTCTATCAAAGATTATCTCCGTGCAAATTCCGATTTCACGGATTTTGACTTTGAGGGGTCTAATTTTTCTGTTTTAATCGATACGCTAGCATATAATACTTACATCACGGCATTTAACTCAAATATGGTTGTGAATGAATCCTTTTTGGATTCTGCAACCTTAAGAGAAAATGTCGTTTCTCTGGCAAGAAATATTGGTTATATACCCCGTTCTAAGAGTGCCGCAAAGGCAAAGATATCATTCACCATTGATACTTCTTCATCGGCATCACAATTGATTCTAAAAGCAGGTCTGGTGTGTGTCGGTGCAGTGGACAATTCACAATATACATTCACGATACCTGGTGATGTAACGGCAAATATTGTCAATAATCAGGCATCATTCACAGATCTTGAGGTTTATCAAGGAACATTTTTAACGAAAGAATTCGTTGTTGATAATTCACAAGACCAAAGATTTATTCTAAACAATTCGAATATTGATACTTCGACGATTGTCGTAAGAGTCGGTACTCGCGAATACAAGCAGATTGATAATATCATTACAATCAATAAAGACTCTGAAATCTATTTGATTCAAGAAGTTGCCGATGAGAAATATGAACTTCTCTTTGGTGATGGTGTCATTGGTAAAAAGATTCCAACTGGTGAGACAATCACCGTAACTTATATTGTTACGGACGGTCCTGATGGAAATGGTCCTTCTCTATTCTCATATGCTGGAACAACGACTGATAGTAATGGAATTTTAATCGCACCATCAAGTGCAGTATCAGTAACAACGACTCAGGCATCCACCGGAGGAGGAGACATAGAGGCAATAGACTCTATTAAGTACTTTGCACCCAGAGTGTATTCTTCACAGTACCGTGCCGTGACTGCACGTGACTATGAGGCAATTATACCACAGATATTCCCGAGCACTGAATCCGTATCCGTTGTTGGTGGAGAAGAGTTAGATCCACCAGAATTTGGAAAGGTTATTATCAGCATTAAACCAAAGAATGGATTTTCAATATCTGATTTTGCAAAAAATCAAATCCTTAATGATTTAAAACAGTACACCATATCTGGTGTTAAGCAAGAACTTACGGATCTAAAACTACTATTTGTTGAAATTGATAGTGATATTTACTATGATGCATCCAAAATTACTGACATTGCATCACTTAGAACCAATGTGATTACTACACTATCCAAACATTCAAAAACCACCGATATGAATAAGTTTGGTGGAAGATTCAAATATAGTAAAGTGCAACAAATTATTGATAATGTTGATACTTCAATTATCTCTAATATCACTAGAGTGAAGATGAGGAGAAATATCAACTGCATTACAAATACATTTGCACAGTACGAAATCTGTTTTGGCAATCGTTTTCATAAGACGTTAACAGGATACAATATCAAGAGTACTGGATTTAAAGTTGCTGGTGAATCGGAAAATGTGTACTTCTTGGATGTTCCTTCGGCAGACAGTGATATTGGTATCTTGTCAATCGTCAAACCAACTTTGGATCCAGATACATTCGAGGTTGTTAAAAAGTCTATTGGAACTGTGGATTATAGGAAGGGAGAAATTATTATCAATACAATTAATATCATATCCACAGATCTTCCCGATAATATTATTGAGATTCAGGCAATACCAGAATCAAATGATGTTATCGGTCTAAGAGATTTATATTTGGTCTTTGACGTCACCAAAAGCACTATAAATATGGTAAAGGATACAATTGTCTCCGGAGAACAAATTTCTGGAGTCAATTTCCCAGTGAAATCAAGTTACTCAAACGGTAAAATAACAAGGTAATAGAGGGGAAATATGATTACAACTGGTTTTGATGCTCGGGTAAAAGTCCAACAAGTCATTGATAATCAATTACCAGAATTTTTACTATCCGAAAGTCCTAAATCTGTAGATTTCCTGAAGCAATATTATGTTTCACAGGAATTTCAGGGAGGACCGATTGATCTTGTCGAAAACTTAGACCAGTATCTAAGTCTGAATAATCTTACGCCAGATATTCTCAATGATCACGTAACGATTACATCTGACGTAACGTCATCGGATACAACCATCAATGTAACAACAACTAATGGTTTTCCAAAACAGTATGGTCTTGTAAAACTTGGTGATGAGGTCATCAGTTACACGGGCATTACAACAAATACATTCACTGGTTGTATTCGTGGTTTTAGTGGAATCACGTCATATAGAGATACCTTAAATCCAGAAGAATTAGTATTTACTTCATCGACCGCAGAATCACATTCTAGTGGCGAACAAATCATAAATTTGAGTTCATTATTTTTAAAGGAATTTTATCGCAAACTAAAGTATTTACTTGCACCTGGATTCGAGGAAGTTGATTTTGTAAGTAATCTAGACGTTAATAATTTTATAAAACAGATTCGTAATTTTTACCAAAGTAAAGGTACGGAAGAGGCATTTAGAATTCTGTTTGCAATTCTTTATGATCAGGTTCCAAAAGTTATAAACCTTGAAGATTTCTTATTAAAACCATCAAGTGCAGAATTCATCCGCAGAAGAGTCCTCGTAACAGAGGTAATTTCTGGTGATCCTAATAATCTGGTTGGTCAGATGATCAGCAACTTTACAGATACTGCAACTGGTCCAGTATCCGAAGTTGAGATTATTACAAGAAATAATAAAACCTTTTATAAGATTCAACTTTTCTCTGGATATAATGAAAGAAGTCTGATTGAAGGAACTTTTAATATTACACCAAATAGTTTAGTAGCAGATAATGTCTCTGTAGGTTCTTCAGTAATTACTGTTGATAGTACGGTTGGTTTTGGTCAAACTGGTATTCTCACAGTGGGTGATACTGTAATTGAATATACTGATAAGAGTGTAAATCAGTTTTTTGGATGTAATGGAGTAACAAATACAATTTCTGCAAAGGATTTAGTTTATTCGAATACAGATACAATTTATGGTTATGAAAATGGTGATACCTCTAAGAGAGTTGTTCTTAGAGTTACTGGCGTTATGTCAGATATTGAAGATAAAGAACAATATGATCTTCTTTTTGAAGATGATTTAATATCAGTAAAAAATCTTGGTGAAAGTATTAGAAATAATAATGAAAATTATAAGCAATTTGCTTTTAACACCTGGATTTATAATACAAGAACAAGATACGAAATTAGTAGTTTTAATAACAACACCGTAACATTATTCGAAACTCCAGATAAATCAAGTTTAAAGGTCGGAGATATTGTTGATATTCTCGATAGAAATGCCGAGAACATTGTTGTTGCAGATGCAACTGTCAACGTTGTTAATCTAAAAGATGTTCAATTAAACAAGAATGTTACCGTAGCATCTAATAGACAATTAAGTATAAGAAAGAAATTTGATTATACGACATCAAGTGGTGTTCAATTAGAATCAAATCAAATTTTATCAAACGTTCAAAATACTTATCTTGAAAAAGATGAGAGTATGTATGTTGCATCAAACTCTCTTCCAGAATATCAGATAACAAAAAATATATCAAAGACTTCTGTTGCGATAACACCTTCAACTAATCTCAATGATGTCTATCAAGGATTTGTTTCGACCACTGGAAAATATTCAATTTTATCATTTGCAAATGATGTTCCATTCATAACTGGTGATGCCGTAATTTATAGTGGCAATAACGATCCTATTGTTGGTTTAGTATTTGGTAGAACATACTATGTTGAAGTCATTAGAGATACTAATCCAGTAAGAAAAAATAGAATTAAACTGTTTAATGCACGCTCTTTTATTGGAACATCTCAACAAGTTGAATTTGATAGAACCGTTTTCACATCCAATACTGAACATGTATTTACTTTAAAGCAACACTATGAGAGAAATTTAAAAGCTAAAAAATCACTGACAAAAATACCTCTGATTCCAAATATTCAATCTGGAACAGATACACCAACAATTCCAGGACCAACTGGAGTTTTAATTAATGGTGTTGAAATACACAACTATAAATCAAATGATAGAGTTTATTATGGTCCTCTTGAGAACATTAAAGTTCTAAATGGTGGAACAGATTATGATGTAATTAATCCACCCACAATTAGTGTTTCAAGTCCCTCCGTAAGCAGCGGAACCACTGCACATGCTCAAGCAGTTGTTCGTGGATCTGTTAAAGAAGTTTTAGTTGATCCACAAAACTTCAATATTAATAGGGTATTATCAACTGTTGTAACTGGTGGTAATGGAAGTGGTGCTACTCTTGAAACAGTAATATCACGTCAATTTAGAGATATTGAATTTAATGCATCAAGAGTTGGTGTTGCCGCGACTGGTGGTATTGATATCACCAACGATACTCTAACCTTTGAAGATTTTCATAGTCTTATTGATGGGCAAAGAATCGTCTATAGTTCAAATGGCAATGAACCACTAGGAATTGGTTCTTTTGATGGTTCAAATACATCTCAAGATGAGTTTTTATCTAACGGTGGTATTTACTATCCACAGATTATCAATACAAAATCCGTTTATCTATACAGAAGTCTTGAGGACTACACTGCTGGTATTAACACTGTTGGTTTTACCACTGTTAATACTGGAGGTATTCATAAGTTTAGAACCTATGATGAACAGAACGTGATTTCTGAAATTAAAGTCATAAATCCTGGTTCTGGATATGAAAATAGAAAACTAAGAGTAAAACCAACAGGAATTTCTACGATTTATGATACTATTAATTTCATAAATCATGGATTTAATGATGGTGATTTAATTAATTATTCTTTTGAAACTTCTGCCGTTTCTGGTCTTTCAAGTACATCTCAATATAGAATCTTAAAACTTGATGATTCCAAGTTCCAACTTGCTGAAGCAGTTGGTGCAGCAACAACAGATTATGAAAGAAGAAATTATGTAAGTTTTGGTTCAACTAGTGGTGAAGGATATCAAATATTTGAATATCCACCAATTGAAGTTGTAATTAATGCAGAACTGACTGCTGGTTCTAGTGGAGCAGCTAGTACTATTATTGCAACTCCAATAGTTAGGGGAGAAATTATTGATACCTATGTTTATGAGAGTGGTTCTGATTATGGTTCCAATATTCTAAACTTCCACAGAAACCCAGTTGTTACTGTTAAAACTGGACAGAGTGGACAGTTAAAAGCAATTATTAAGAGGGGAAGACTCATTGCCGTTAATGTTTTAAATGGCGGAGTATTCTACGATGCTGCTCCAGATTTAGAAGTCGTTGGTGATGGTGTTGGTGCAAAATTAAGAGCAGTTGTTAAAAATGGAAAAATAGTCGATGTCATCATCATTAATGAAGGAACTGGATATGTTGAAGGTTCAACCACTATTAAAGTAAAACCACCTGGAAGAAATGTTGTCTTAGAATCAAACGTCAGATATTTAAATGTAAATAATCTGAAGAGATTCTCGGATGAATTACTAGTAGAGTACGAAGATGATCTTTCTTATGCAGTTGTTGGATACTCAACTGACCGTGATGGAACTTCGTTCTTAGATTCAAATACGGAAGACGAGCACTCTAAAGTTATTGGATGGGCAAATGATGGTAATCCAATTTATGGTCCATATGGATTCTCCGATCCAAAAGATGATAACTCACCAACAAAACGTTTAGAAACTGGTTATATTGAAGATGCAAGTAATATTAAAAATAGACCATCATTGGACACTTTTGAATTAGGTTATTTTGTAGAGGATTATAGGTTCAATGATAGTGGAGACTTGGATATTCATAATGGAAGATATGCAAAAACTCCAGAATTTCCAAATGGTGTATATGCATACTATGTTGGTGTTTCAACAAATACAACGACAGGAAAGTTAGATCCAAAATTCCCATATTTTATTGGCGATACTTATAGGTCAAAAGTTTCCAATATAATTCTTGATCAAACATTTGATTTCAACAATTCATCTCTTGTTAGAAATACTTTCCCACATAGAACTGGAAAACCATATTCTGGAAGTGACTTCTTATTTGAGTCAAACTCCCCAATTAATCAAACTACAAAAGTTGAATCTGTAACAAAGGGTTCTGTAGACGGTTTTGTTATTTTAAACTCTGGGCAAGATTATAAAGTAGGAAACTCGTTAGAGTTTAATGTTGGTTCTTCTGGTGGAGGTGGTTCTGAAGCGGAAGTTTCAAAAATTGAAGGTAAAAATATTTTATCTTTAAGTACTCAATATGTTAAGTATGAAGATTCTGTAGTAACTAGAGAAAATAATGATCAAATAAGAGTTCATACAAATGAAATACATGAACTTTTAGATGGTGATAGAGTTCAGGTATCTGGAATTTCTACATTTGTCAATAAACTGACAGATTCACATGTCATTGGCATTAGCTCTTACTTTACACGTTTGACTGATATTGTAGAAGCAAACTCTGGTGTAACAACGGATATCTACATCTCATCAATAATTCCAACTGTTGGTAGTGGAAGTTCTATTGGAATTGGAACTGAAATTTGTTCTGTGCTAAATGTATTTGCAGAAGAAAATGTTTTGCGTGTTAGAAGAGGTGTTCCTGGAATTGGTCATACATTTGCAGATATAGTTGAGTTAAAGAATGATTCATTCTTAATACCATTAAAATCTGATTATCTAGATTCAACTAAAAACTATAAAATTTATTTCAATCCCAATGAATCTCTTGGTGTTGGTATTCAAACTGGAACAGATGTAGATATTAATTACTACGTTGGAAAGTCACTAAAGAACGTTTCTGTACCCGCACAATCAATTTATATTCCCAATCATCCATTTAAAACAAATCAAGAAGTTCAATTTAGAATTCCAGGCGGATTTAATGGTCTTACAGTAAGAACTGAAGTTGGTAGTAACCAATTTACAATACCAGTAAATGGAACAGACCAGACTCTTTATATTATTAATAAAGGAAAGGATTATATTGGAATTACTACACAAGTTGGTTTGACTACCTCTACCGATGGTTTATTCTTTATAAACACTGTTCCATTAACAAATAGTCCAGAATATTCATTTGAAACTAAATTCAATGAAGTAACTGCAGATATTCAGAAAATTAAAACTCAAGTTTCGGTATCAACGTACCATAATCTTTCTACAGGTGATACCATTGAGTTGGATGTTAAACCATCTTTAAATATTGGTGTCGGTTCTTCAGATAGTGTAAACATCAAATACAATTCAATTTACAAGAAAATTCTTGTTAATACAGTTGGATTTGGTTCAGATAAAATCGATACTTTAGAAAATTCGATTAATATCAACAACCATGGTTACTTAACCGGTGAAAAGGTATTTTATGACTCATCAGATTTGGTAGCAAGTGGATTGTCAACCAGTGGATATTTTATCTATCGTGTTGATGATAATAACTTCAAGTTATCAAAAACTTATAATGACACTACTTCGAATCCACCAATTATTGTTAGTATTGCAAGCACTGGTGGTGCTGGACATGAAATTAGCCTATTAAATCCAAAGATTAACGTAGTTAAAAATAATAATATTGTTTTCAATGTTTCCGACACTTCTCTTAGTGACTATCAGTTTAAGTTCTACTACGATAGAAAGTTAAGTAATGAGTTTGTTTCTACTGGTTCAACAACAACATTCTCTGTTGTAGAAAATGTTTTAACTAGTGGAATTTCTTCCTCATATACTATCACTTATAATAATAATCTTCCCACAAGACTATACTATTCTTTTGAAAAAGATGGTTCTTCAATTCAACCAGATACAGATGTTTTAAATTATTCCGAAATAGAATACATTGGCAGCAAGTATACTGGTTCTTACAAAGTTTTTGGAATAGGTGCAACGACATTTAATATTTCACCATCAGTTGTTCCAGAAAGATTGTCATATAGTTTAACCGAGGTTGATACACTAAAATATAAAACTAACTCAAGAACCGCATCAGGACCTATTGCAAACATTAGTATTGTTTCTCCAGGATCAAATTATTCTAGACTACCAGTTATTAGTGGTCTTTCTGCTGGAACCGCTGATAGTGTTGGATCAAATGCTATTATTAGACCAACAACGTCTACTATTGGTAAACTAAGTAATTTTAGAATTGTTAATGAAGGTTTTGAATACGCTTCTGATAAAACACTGAGACCAAAAGCAAATATATCATCATTACTTACTTTAACTGGAACCGATAAGATTGAATCAATTCAAGTGCTTGATGGTGGTAGAAATTATCTTTCTCCACCAGATTTGATTATTGTAAATACATATACCAAGGAAAAGATTAATCCAGACCTTTATAGTTTGGAGTCACAATTTGCCGGAAATACAATAATTGGTATCAATATAGTCTCAGAACCAAGAGGATTGGATTCTGTTAAGCACAAAATAGTTCCGATTAGAAATAGTAATGGTATTCAAGTAGAAAGAATTCTTGATTATAGTAGTGGTACGGTAACTTTAGAATTGAGCACTCCTCCAATTGATGGATTTATTACTCCACCATTTGCAGAGGGAGATAAAATCTTTGTTGAAGGACTACAAAAACAGTCTGTAACTGACACTTTGGGTAATGTATCTTTTCCTGGTGATGGATTTAATTCTGAAGACCATGGATATCAGTATTTTACAGTAACAGAGTACACAAATTCAAACCCAGCTATTCTTAAATATAATATTTCCGAATATACAGATGATGCTGGAACTCCTGTAGAAATTCAAACTTCTTTCACATCTGTTATCAAAGAAGAAAATCTTCCCGTATTTGAAATTAGACAAGTTCCTGGTCTATTTTTCTTGGGAGAGAAACTAGCGGTACAAAATGCAACCGTAGATTTAGAAACCACAGTTGTTGAACAAAATCTTATTAAGGTGGATGGTGATTATGATATCAAAGTTGGTGATGTAATCAAGGGTGTTAACTCTGGAATTTTTGGTACTGTTGAATCTGTAAAAGAATATGATGGAAGATTTTCTGTCGATTATTCCAGTAAGAAAAGATTTGGGTGGAAAAATGATACTGGTAAACTAAACGATAGTTTACAAGTAACTCCAGATAATGATTATTATCAAAATCTTTCTTATACTATTAAGAGTCCACAAGAATTTGAATCAATTCAAGAGGATGTAAGTAGACATATTCATCCATCCGGAATGAAAAACTTTGCTGACACTGAGGTCATCTCGAAGGCAAACATTGGTGTTGGTATATCAGATTCGTTTGTATCACCAGTTTTAGATTTTATTTCTGAAAGAAGAGTTGACACAATTAACGTATTTGATTTGGTTCAGGACTATGAGGCAACAGCAGATTCTTCCAGATTCATAATCTTTAAAAATAAGAGACTTGCAGATTACATTGAGTGTAGAACAAATCGTGTTCTTCAGATTGATGACATCAGTGGAAGATTCTCAAGTTCAGAATTTAATAAGGATAGATTTGTTGAAGCGATTGAATATCCAATTACAGATTTTTATAGCAGATTCTTGATTCAAATTAGTGATGAAAATAAACAAAGTTCCCAGGTTAGTGAAGTTGTAGTTTTAAATGACTATAACAACACATATACTTTGAGTAAGGTTGATTTATTCACGGACGTTAAACTTGGAGATTTTTCTGGAGATTTTGCTGCTAGTGGTGATACTACATTGAGATTTGATCCCGTAGATGCAGATAACTTTAATTATAATTTAAAAGTTTACCGAGAATCTTTTACTCCAGCAAATGTTGGTTCTGGATTTACTGAATTTGGATTTGTTAGATTAGATAGCAGAACAAACAAGGTTGGTCCTGCAAATGGCAGTGGTTTGGTGGGATTCAAGACTGATGTTTTTGAAGCACTATCGAATAAGTTTGATACCACATATACATTTGCTCAGGTATTGAATACTGATACCAATAGAATGAACTATTTTGAAATAGTTGGTCATTATGATGGTCAAGATACTCATATTGCAGAATATTATTATGATACATCCAATTTTGACAAATTCTCTGGAGAGAATATTGGTACATTTGGATTAAATGTTTCTGGTGGTGTTATTAGACTAACCTTTGAAAATGATACTAATAATAACTTACTTGTTAAGACAAAGACTGTTGGTATAGGAACAACTTCTGTTGGTGTTGGAACTTATCGTTACTTAGTTGACGGACAACCAGAAGGAACTGAAAGAACTGCAAAGTTTGATTCTCAGTTCAAAGTAATTAGTGGTATTAGCACTGTATTTGAATTTGATAGTGTTCTCCAGTTTACCCAAAAATCAATTATTAAGGTTAGTGTTGGTAATACATCAGCAGTTCATAATTTAATGGTTATTGCCGACCAGATTAGAACTAATATACAGCAATCACCATTTATTAATATTGGAACTTCTTCAGGAATTGGAACATTCTCATCCGAAATGGATGGATCAAATGTTATTGTTAAATTCCATCCAGATACTGAATTTTTAAGTGACGATATTGTAATTCAATCATATAATCAACACATTTATGCTGACATTGATGAATTCAACGTTCCTGATGATTTTGAAAATGGAGTACTAAATGAATCCATATCAAACGCTTTCTATGGATCTATCAATGTATTCGGAAAAGATAAAACAGACTTTGATTTAAATTACAATAGAATACCTATTTTTGAAAAAGCATTTAATCCATCAAGTACAACTATACTAAACACATCAACAGGTGTCTTCACAATTAATGATCATTTCTTCGAAACTGGTGAAGAATTAATTTATACTCCAGATTCAACACTCATTGGTATTGCCGCAACTTCTGTTGGTATTGGAACTACTGTCGTTGGTGGTACATTACTTACAGGTGATATTGTAGAAGTTGGATTCTCAACGATTACTGGTATTGGTAATTCAACCAACTTAAACATTGGTGATTTGGTATTTGGTGATGGTATTGCTGCGAACACAACCATATCAGAAATAAAAACTTTCAATAGTTATTTCCTTGGTGACGTTGTTAGTGGTGGTTCAACGGTTATCACTGGAGTTGGAAATACTTCAATTCTTGAAGTTGGTGCTGGTATTTTCTCTGGTGATAATACTTCATTGGGCACAATTGTTTCCATTGGAATTAATTCCATTACAGCATCTACGTCTATAAGTGAAGGTAGTAATAGGTCTTATTTTGCAGATAATACTAATTGGGCAGTGACGTTATCAAACGTTTCTACTGCATCAACTATAAGAGAGCAGTTTACAACTGGTATTAGTACTGATTTAATGCCGACAAGAGTTTATGCCATTAGAACATCCAAAGACACATTTAAATTAACTGGAACTTCTGGTGGAAGTGGTATTGGATTTACATTTACCAATACTGGATCTGGAAATCGTCATAAACTTGAGATGAAGAAAAAACTTGAGAAGGCACTAATTACGGTGGATGGTGTTACACAGTATCCACTAATGTACACACCACTCGTATTCAATCTAGAGAATAATGGTGGTGGAACTATTGGTGCTGGAGTTTCGTACTTATCACTAACTGGTATTTCTTCGATTAGACCAAGAGATATTCTTAAAGTTGACGAAGAATTCTTAGAAATTCAAAACGTAGGTCTAGGAACGACTACCAGTGGTCCAATTACTGGTTTGGGAACTTTCCCAATCATTAATGTTTCGAGAGGATTTGTTGGTTCTTCTGCAACCACACATTTGGATGGATCTGAGGCAAGAATTTACAAAGGTGCATTTAATATTGTTGGAAATAAAATTCACTTTACAGAAGCACCAGATGGTAAGGGTAATAACAATAGATTAAATGCTAGTGCTCTTGCACTTCCAAAATCAACATTTAATGGAAGAGTTTATTTGAGACAAGATTATAGTGGAAACACTGTATACGATGATATTTCTCTAGGATTTAATGGTATTGGAAGAACATTCAGTGTGTATAAAGAGGGTGAAAATACTCTTGGTTTAGAATCTGGAAGTAACTTAGTATTCATCAATGATATTTTCCAGACCCCAGACACTGTTAATAATACTGGCAATAACTACAGTTTTGCTTCAGATAATGTAACGGGAATTTCTAGTGTAACTTTCACTGGAATTACTAGAGAGGGGTCTGATGTTGTTATTATTTCTGAAGAAGATGTTAATCAGAATCAAATACCTAGAGGTGGTGTTGTAATTTCTGTAGCATCTACTGGAGGATTAGGATATGCACCTCTTGTTGGTGCAAAAGTCAAACCAACCATTGGTGCTGGTAACTCTATTTCTGGATTATTGGGTGTTTCGACCTTCAGTTCCACATCATTAAACATTAGTACTTCACGTTATGATAACGTTACTGGAATTTTAGAGATAACCACATCTTCTGCACACAATTTAAGCGGATCTGGAAAGCAGGTTTATCTATTAGGTCTAGAATTCTCCTGCTCCAGTGGTGCTGGAACAACCACAATTTTCCCAGATGGAACTAATGACTTTATATTCCCAGTTACTGGTATTACGTCGGCAACAACGTTTGATGTAAATGTTGGAACCAGTACAATTCCCCATACATATGAAACTGGCGGAACAGTAAGAGAATACTTTACAAATCTAACATTTGGTTCTGGATACAGAGGTAATGTTGGTGTTGCAATTACTGATATTTCTGGAAATGGTTCTGGGGCAAATATCACAGCAACAGTCGGTGCTGGAGGAACTTTAGCATTCAATATTGTTGATGGTGGAAGTGGATATACTAATCCATTAGTAACGGTTGATAGTCCATCATATCAAAATTTACCTGTTACAGGTATATCAAGACTTGGAATTGGTGCCACCACTGCAACTGGTATTGGATTATCGATGACTTTATCTCTTGCACCTTCTTCTGTTGGTATCGGTACATCATATTTTGAAATTTCAAGATACCAAATCACAAAACCAGGATATGCATTTAGAAAAGGAGATGTATTCAAACCTGTTGGATTGGTTACTGCTGCAGGATTATCATCACCAATTACTGAACTAGAATTTACAGTTGAAGAAGTATTTAATGATTCATTTGCTTCCTGGCAATTAGGTGAATTTGATTACATCGATAGTAATAAATCAAGACAAAATGGAACTAGAACGAGATTCCCATTATTTAAAAATGGTCAACTTCTCAGTTTTGAAAAAAATAGTGCTGATGCAACATCATCACTGATTGATTTTGATGCTATTCTTCTGATTTATATTAATGGAGTTATGCAAGAACCAGGTGTTTCTTACATATTTGAAGGAGGAACAACCTTCAGATTTACCGAAGCACCAAAAACACAAGATAAAGTTGATGTATTCTTCTACAGAGGAACTCGTGGTATTGATAGTATTGAGATTAATGTTAATGAGACTATCAAACCTGGTGATGAAGTTAGAATATACAAAAATGATACTATAACAGGAACAGTTACTCAAGATAGTAGAATTGTTTCAAGTATTACATCCGCAGATACAACTGAGACTGGAATATACCTTGGTGATGGTATTGATGAAGTTAATTACAAACCATTGTCTTGGGATAAGCAAAAAAGAGATCTTTTGATTGGTGATAATCCACAATCAAAATCTAGAGATTCTCTTGAGGGTATGGTATTCCCTACGGCGAAAGTTATTAAAGATTTCAATGTGGATGATTTAGAAATTTTTGTTGATGATGCACGATTATTCAATTATGAAGAAACTGAATCAAGTATTGAAATACAAGAAGTTTCTGGATTATTGTTTGACGGAAAGGCAGAACCAGTAGGAGCATCATTTACTGCAATTGTTTCTGCTGCTGGAACTATATCCTCAATTGATGTTATTGATGGTGGTAGTGGATATACTCCATCTTCAACAATTGCTGTTCAAATTGCACCACCTATTGGTGGTATTGGGACAGTATTCAAACCAGAAATCTCTGGTAGAGTTGGAACAGTTGGTATTGGATCTACGGTTATTACTGGAATCAATACTTCACAAATCAAAGTGGGTCATTCTTTGAATAGAATTTTTAGTGGTAGTTTAGAAATTATTGATGATACTTTCAATGTGATTGGTATCACATCTTTCAATAATGGTCAGGTTGAACTCAATAAATCTGTTGCAAATACTGTAGAAATAACTAGGACTTTTGATTTTGGTCTGTATCAAGATCAAGAAAAAGCAGTTGCAGATACCGTTGTTTCTTCTGCAGGAACTATTACATCTGTTACGATAACAAATCCTGGTTCTGGTTATACAACTTCTGCAACACCATCTCTGATTACGAAATTGCCAGATGCAAATAAAGAATTGATTGATGGAATACGATTTGTATCTGGGTACAGTGGAATTATTACAGGCATATCAACAACCACTGGCACTGGCGGAAATCCATTAGCAATCAAATTTGATCTTGAATTTAATCAAACCGATGATATCGATTCTTTATTGGTTAATTATCCAATTCTAGTTTCAAATACAGCAGTTGGTAATGGTATTACTTCAATTGATGGTGATGACAATGCGGTTATTGGTATTGGAACAACATTTGCTGACAATATTTACTATGTACATTCCTTCAATAGAGTAAATCTTACTGGTTCAATAGTAACCAACATTCTCTCAACATCTGATTATACCGCCATAGGTGAAACATCGGGATCTAGAACAAATCCTTGTGGTGAATTTTCATGGGGAAGACTTTCTGGATTTACCAGATCTTCAAATTCTATTGGTATTGGTGTTTCTGGATTTACAGTCAATTCTGGATTGTCAACGTTCCCAACAATCCAAAGAAGAAAGTATGGACTTAGAGACAATGGTTCTCTGAGAAAACAACTTAGTTAATTACTTATAAATATAGAAAAAAGCTAGTAATATGGCTGCGATTGTTACAGATCAATTTAGAATTTTAAACGCGAAAAATTTTGTGGATTCTGTTAGTGACCCTAACAATTCATATTATGTTTTCCTTAGTTTACCAAATCCATCGGTTGTTGGATTCGGTAGATCTTCGACTTGGGATAGCAATATTCCATCTCCGATTGATAATCTTAACTATCTAAGTCATGTTAAGGATACTATGATTTTTGGTAAGAGAATTACCAAAAATGATATTAGAAGATTGATTAGAAGGGTTGATTGGAAACAGGGAACTGTATATGAAATGTACAGACATGATTACAGTTTATCAAATCCATCACCACAAACTAATTCAACACGCTTGTATGATGCAAATTATTATGTAATTAATAGTGATTTCAGAGTTTATGTTTGTATTGACAATGGTTCTTCAGAAACAAATCCAACTGGTAACTTTTCACAGGATGAACCAACTTTTGTTGATCTAGAACCATCTAGAGCAGGTGAAAGTGGTGATGGATATATTTGGAAATATCTTTTCACTGTTTCTCCAAGTGATATTATTAAATTCGATTCTATTGAGTATATTCCAGTTCCAAATGATTGGGAGACTACAACAGATTCTCAAATTGTTTCTGTAAGAGATAATGGAGATTCTTCAATTAATGAAAATCAAATCAAGAAAATTTATGTAGAAAAAGAGGGTTCTGGATATAATACAACTGATGCAGAACTACCAATTTTAGGTGATGGTGAAGGTGGAAAAGCAGTTGTAAATGTTGTTGGTGGAAAAATTACTTCAGCAACTGTTTCTGCTGGAGGAAAGGGGTATTCTTATGGAAGAGTTGATTTATCGACAATTAATTCAGGTGCAACTAGTTTTGCCCACTTGATTCCAATCATTCCACCATCCAGAGGTCATGGATACAACGTTTATGAGGAACTAGGAACAGACCGTGTACTAGTTTATGCTCGTTTTGATGCATCAACGAAAGACTTTCCACTAGATACACGATTTGCACAAATTGGTATCATTAAAAATCCAAGTAGAATTGGAACAGCATCATCTGTTTTTGCAGAGAGTCAATTTTCAAACTTGGGTGGTTTTAAATTATCTTCGGTATCTAATCCAGAAGACGCCAATCCTGGAAATAAAATATTCCAAACTGTCACTGGAGTTGGAACTGCAACTGGTTATATTGCTTCTTATGATACTGAAACAAAAGTTCTAAAGTATTTCCAAGATCGCTCACTCTACTACAATACTGGTTCTTATGACCAAAAAGATTCAAAGAGTGTTGTATCAGAAGCAACGAAAGTTTCTTTTTCAAAAGATGGTGGAACTATAACTTCAGTTAATAGTTTTAGTGGTTCGATCGATCAAGATTTCACAGGTATTACAACCGCAGTTACTGCAACAAAAAATGTAAATCTAGCAACTCAGTTCACAAATGGAATTGCTCTTTCCGAGATAAATAAAGGATCGGGAGACATTATCTACATCGATAATAGACCTCGCGTTTCAAGGAACCCAAGACAAAAAGAAGATATTAAAATTATCCTGGAATTCTAAAGATGTCACAAAAAACAAATTTAAATGTTTCGCCATATTATGACGATTTTGATCCCAATAGTAATTTTTATAGGGTTCTTTTTAAACCCGGATTTCCAGTTCAATCAAGAGAACTGACAACTTTACAGTCAATTCTCCAAAATCAAGTTAAATCTTTTGCAAATCATATTTTTAAAGATGGTTCCATTGTAATTCCAGGAAATATTACATATAATCCATCATATTTTGCTGTTAAAATTAATCCAACACATGTGGGATTAAGTGTTGGATTGTATCTAGAGCAGTTGGTTGGTAAGAAGATTAAGGGACAAACTTCTCAACTAACCGCTATAGTCCAAAAAGTTCTTAAAAATACAGAGTCTGAAACTGGTGACTATACAATTTATGTAAAATACATCACAGCAGATGCTAGTTTTAATATTTCACAATTTAGAGACGGTGAAACTCTAATCGCATTAGATAATATTACGTATGGAAATACGACTATTCCAACAGGTGATACATTTGCAACACTAATTAATTCAGAAGCAACATTTACTGCATCTGCAGTTTCAATTTCACAGGGTGTTTATTATATAAGAGGACACTTTATAGATGTCAATGATGACACATTATTACTTGACCAATATTCAAATACTCCTTCATATAGAGTAGGTTTATTCATCACAGAGTCTATTATAGATGCACAAGACGATAATAGTCTTTATGATAATGCAAGAGGATTTTCTAATTATGCAGCACCTGGTGCGGATAGACTAAAAATTTCTGCAGTTCTTTCTAAGAAAAGATTAACCGATACTGATGATAAAGATTTTGTTGAAATTTTAAGGGTAACTGACGGTGTAGTTAAAAAAATACAGGATACAAATACCTACTCACAAATTAAAGATTATATTGCAAAGAGAACTTTTGAAGAATCTGGAAATTATGCCGTAGATCCATTTGATGTTGAAGTAGAAAACTCATTAAATGATAGAATCGGGTCTGATGGAGTATTTTTCTCCAATCAGATTACTGAGCAGGGAAATACCCCATCGGATGATCTTCTGGCAATTAAAGTTTCACCTGGAAAAGCATATGTTCAGGGTTTTGATGTTGAAAAAACAGCAACTTCTATTTTAGACATAGAAAAACCAAGATCATCTAGAAACGTTTCTAGTGCATCTATCCCGTTTGAGATGGGAAATAAGTTAAAAGTTAATAATGTTTCTGGAACTCCAGTTGTTGGAATTAATAATAACTTTACGGTAGATCTTTATAATAGAAGAAAAGAAGATACCGAATCTGCAACTGGAACACAGATAGGAAGAGCAAGAGTATACTCATTCTCACTCGCTGATGCAGATAGTGTTAATAAGTCTGCTAATCAGTGGGACTTATATCTTTGGGATGTTCAGACCTTTACCGAACTAACTTTGAGTTCTAGTGCAACACTAGCAGAAGTTCCAGTTGGTTCACATTTTAAAGGAAAGAATAGTGGTGCTTCTGGTTATGTCGTATCCCATGCAGGAGAAGTATTCAAACTAGACCAAACTTCTGGTTCTTTTGTTGTTGGTGAAGAAATTGAAATTAATGGTGGGTCTATTACAAGATCTATTACTAAGATAAATGTGTATGGAGCACAGGACATCAAGTCAATTTTCCAAGGAACTGGTGGTGGAACAGGTTTAAGTACGGCATTTGTTGCAGATACTGTTCTCGAATCAAAGACTCCTAAAAATTTCTCTATTACAGATACGTTAGATATTAGTGCTGCCGGTATTGCAACATGTGCTGGTAGAAATTTTGCTGGTATTAAAACAGATACTATTATAAAATATCAAATTTCTGGTAAAACCGTAGAAACCTTTAATAGAGTTATCGGTGTTTCCACTGATGGTCTTAAGATGACACTTGAGGCAGTAGAAAATGTTTCTGGTGTATGTGATGGATCACTTCCTAGTGGAACCACAATTAACACCACATTCTCTATCGGTGCATCATCAATCAAGAATAGTGATAAGGCACACTTATATGCTAGTTTGAATTCTAAAAATATTTCTAATGTTTCTTTCTCTGGTTCAAATCTTCTTGTAGAAAGACAAGCATCTGGAAAATCAACAGATAATAATGGTGTATTGTCGATTGATAGAACAGACGTTGGCATCACAAGTTCTTTCTTTGAACCATATGCAGTTGATAGATATTCAATTTTCTATGAAGATGGAACTTCTGCAAATTTGACTTCGGACCAAGTAGTTGTTTCTGGAAATTCCCTCGATGTAACATTCAGTGGTTTGATTCCAAATCAGAGTAACGTTTTTGTTAATGCAACGGTTAAAAAGAACTCGATACAGAATAAATTAAAAAATTATATTAGAAGTCAGCAATTAGAAATTTCTAATAGTGCTTCACAATCTACGGCAGACCTTTATGGAATGACGCAAAATGATTATTATGGTTTGCGTGTAGAAGATAAGGAAATATCACTTAATGTTCCAGATGTAAACAAGGTTATTGCAGTATATGAATCTCTAGATAATGGAAGTGTTATTCTAGATAGTCTAACATTTGCATCTGGTCTGAATCTAAACACTGCTTCTATTGTTGGTGAAAAAATTATCGGGGAGGGTAATGGTGCTGTTGCTCAGGTAGTTAATAGAGTATCATCAACAAAAGTTGAATTTGTTTATCTCAACTCAAATAGATTTTCACCAAATGAATCAGTAGTTTTCCAAGAATCTAATATTAGATCTTCAATTTTATCTGTTGGAAAAGGAAATTACACGGATAAAACACAAGATTATAAGTTGGACAAAGGTCAAAGAGAACAATATTATGACTATTCGAGAATTGTTAGAAGATCTGATTCATATATTCCATCTAGAAGACTATTAGTTGTATACGATTACTACACAGTTCCATCAGCAGATAGTGGTGATGTATTCAGTGTTAATAGTTATGGAGAAGAAAGATACACATCCGATATTCCTCTCCTCAAGAATAATACAAGAGCAACAGATGTTTTAGACTTTAGACCTAGAGTCGCACCATTTAATTCAACTACATCCTCTCCATTTTCATTTGGAAGTAGAGATTTTAGTTCTGCTGGTTCAAATCCAACACTGGTTGTTTCACCAAATGAAAGTTCCATTGTAGGATATTCATATTATCTTCCTAGAATTGATAAAATCGTTTTGAATAAAAACGGTAATATTTCTGTTGTAAAAGGTGTTGCCTCACAAAATCCTGTTGAACCAGGAACAGTGGATAATTCTATGGACCTGGCAACACTAGAACTTCCAGCATACTTGTATAATCCAGATGATGTCAATGTTAGACTTGTCAACAACAAGAGATATACGATGCAAGATCTTCGTAATATCGAAGATAGACTTGAAACCGTAGAAGAACTCACATCACTAACTCTCCTCGAACTTGATACCAAAACTTTACAGGTTCAAGATACCGATGGACTGAGCAGATTCAAATCAGGATTTTTTGTAGATAATTTTAAAGGAACTGGATTTATTGATACTGAAAATCCAGATGCAAATTCTACGGTTGATATTTCCAGTACTGAGTTAAGATCTGATTTAGCATTCTACTCATTAAAGTCACAAATTTCTCCATCATCAAATCAAGATATTAATACTCTTGATTTCTCTTCAGACTTTACTCTTTTAGATCCAAATATCAAAAAGACTGGAGATTTGATAACTCTAAACTATTCCTCCGTTGAGTGGGGTGATATTAAACAGACATTTGCAACTAAGAGTCAAAAAATCAATCCATTCGGAGTCGAAAATTATAATGGTAACATAAAGTTAACACCATCTTCTGACACATGGGTAAGAACATTAAATGTTCAATCTGGTGGAATTGTAAGGTCTCAAAGCAATTGGGAAAATACCTACATCTCAAATCTAGTCACTAGTTCTGAAATCAACAATAAATTAAGATCAAGAAACATTCAATTTGAAGCAAGTGGATTAAAACCATCAACTAATCACTACTCATTCTTTGGTGGTAGTTCAAATATTGATGTAATTCCAAAACTTTTACAAGTAACGATGAGTAGTGGTGCATTCCAGGCAGGAGAGACTGTTTATGGATATCAAGATGGTGTGAAAGTTGCGGCATTTAGACTAGCAAATGCAAATCATAAGTATGGTCCTTATCTGAGTCCCACAAAAACTTATGATAAGAATCCATATTCACCTTCACTAGATATTGCTACAACATATTCCTCTTCTGCAGCATTAATAAACATTGATACTTTCTCCTTGGCAGATGACTCTGAGGGAAGATTTTATGGATATGTTGTTAGTGATATGACTTTGGTTGGAGAAACTAGTTCTGCTCAGGCAACAGTTTCAAAACAATCACTTACATCAGATACGGTTGGAGATTTGATTGGTTGCTTATTCATTAGAAATCCTCTTGCTTCACCAGCGCCTTCTACAACCTTCAAAAAAGGAACTAAGTCATTTAAATTGACAACTAGTTCTTCAAATTCTTCGGGAACATCAATTAATTTCTCTCAAACATCATTCTATAGTCTGGGAGTTATTAATCCAGAAGTTTATACTGAAAATGTTTCAATCAGAAGAACCCCAACTGCTCTTCCTTTAAATGCACTAAGAAGAGATCCATTGAGTCAAACATTTAGAAGTGATAATGTTGGTGGATTCTTGACAAAAATTGATTTATTCTTTAAATCAAAAGATACTAGTGAAAAGGTATTTGTTGAGATTAGAGAAACTGATATTGGAGGAACACCAAAAGATAAATTAACTCAAAATTTTGCAAGAGTTGGTTTACTACCTTCGGATGTTAAAACTTCTACTGATGGATCAGTTGCAACTCAAGTAACATTACCTTCACCACTATATTTGCAACCAAACAAGCAATATGCATTAACTTTAATCTGCCCATCTTCAGATGACTACGAAGTTTGGGTTGGTGAAACGAATAAAGCAACTGTAGATACACAGTCCTATCCAAATGCGGATCAGGTAATTTATTCAAATCAGTATACTGGTGGTAATTTGTTTAAACCACAAAATGGTTCTGTTTGGTCACCTACTATTTCTGAGGATCTGAAGTTTAAACTCTATAAGGCAGAGTTTATTTCTACTTCTGGTGTGGCATATTTCAACAATCCATCTATTTCGATTGGAAGTACATATGCATCAGCTGATGTAAATCTACCAAAACTAACTAATAATCCAATAAAGACACTACCAAGAAAATTAACGGTAGGTATGTCAACTAGTTATGCACTTAATAGTATATTGACAACGGGTGTAAAAGTTGCAGAAGGTTCAAATACTGGTTATATTGAAGCAACTGGTGGAAATATTAATACAGTTGGTATCAGTACCGTTGGTGTTGGTTATTCAAATGGTTCGTTCACGGCAGTTCCACTTTACACAATTAATGGTAATGGTTCTGGTGCAACTGCAGATATCACAGTTTCTGGAAATACAGTAACTAACGTTTCTCTTGCATCAACCGGTAATGGATATAAGGTTGGTGACTTGCTTGGTATTACAACCAGTTCCGTTGGTGGTGCTGGAAGAAATGCATTGATTTCTGTTACATCGGTTCCAAATATTGATACTCTATATTTGACAAATGTTAGTGGTGAAGCATTTGGACAAAACCAAACACTATCGTATTATAGTGGAAACACTTTGGTTTCAATGTCTGGAACCACTGTCAGGGGAACATCTTCTGTTCCTAATGATCTTTATAATGGAAATGTATTTGAAGTAAGTCATTACAATCACGGTATGCATTCCAATAGCAATATTGTGAATGTTAGTGGAATTTTACCAGACACCCAATCAACTACATTAACTGCATCAGTCACATCAACAAATACAACAATATCTGTTGGAAGTACTTCGGACTTTTCGACCTTTGAAGGAACTGCAGTTTCTGGTTCAAACCCAGGATATGTACTAATAAATGATGAGATTATTTCATATAATGCAGTTAATGTTGGTTCGGTTACCATTGTTGCTCGCGGTGAAAATGAATCGACGGTTCGTAATCATGCGGTTGGTGACATTGTTAGAAAATATGAATTGAATGGTGTTTCACTAACCAGAATTAATAATTCTCATACAATGCCAACTAACCAAACTTTAGTTGCATCTAGAGAAATTGACACATATCACCTTGAATTTGTTAGACCTGCGGGTAAAAATTCTGGTGCGGACTTATTAAGTTTCAATAATGAAGGATCTTTCGGTGGTTCGAATGGAAGAGCAACGCAGAATATTCAGTACAATGAAGTAATCCCATACTTTAATGTACTAAATCCTGAAAATACTAGTGTTTCTGCAACATTGAGAACAGTTTCTGGAACAAGTTCTGGTGGTAGTGAAGAATCTTTCTTAGACCAAGGATATGAATCTGTTGCACTTAACAAAGTTAATACATTATCATCACCAAGAATTGTTTGCTCAAGAGTTAATGAAGTCAATAGACTAACATCTTTACCAAAGAGCAAGTCATTGACACTAGGTGTAAGGATGGAGTCATCGAACAAAAATCTTTCACCAGTTATTGATTTAACTGAGGCAGCAACATTTGTATTTGCTAGAAATAGACTTAACAATCCAATTGAAAACTATGTAACCGATTCTAGATCGAATCAAATTTCAAATGATCCACATTCTTCTGTTTACATTTCAAACACAGTTAATTTACAAAAACCAGCAACTTCATTGAAAGTTGTTCTTACATCTTATAGAAATTCTTCAAGTGATTTTAGAGTTCTTTATAAACTGGTTAGACCAGATTCTAGTGAGGTTGAACAATCCTATGAACTATTCCCTGGTTACAGTAATCTAAAGGATATTGATGGTGATGGTATTGGAGATACCGTGATTGATACTTCCTTAAATAATGGTCTACCAGATGTTTATGTAAAAGCAAGTGAAGATAATGAATTCATCGAGTATCAATTTACTGCAGATGAGTTACCAGAATTTTCTGGATTTGCAATCAAAATTGTAATGAGTGGAACAAATGAAGCATACACTACAAAATTCCGTGATATGAGGGCAATTGCACTAGCATGATACCAATTGAAGGACATAGTAATCTTTTCCGTGACGAAAAAACAGGGGCAATAGTCAATTGTGATACTTACGAATATAATCAGTATATTAGAATGAAAAAAGAACGTCAAAAACAAAAAGATGAAATTAGTGAATTAAAAAAAGACGTTCAAGTGATAAAAAACCTACTCATGGAGTTAATCAATGATAAATCCTGAAGAAATTTCTTTGGAATCTATGAACAAACTGTTCGAATATGAAAAACAATCTAGAATGGTTGATGATTGTAATGACATTAACGAATTGAAAGCAATGCTTAAAGTATCATTAAAACTTTTTATAAAGCAACAAGAAGTTGTGTCCAAACTCGGATTAGAAGGAGTATAAATATATTTTAGATCCTGAAAATTACCAAATCGGTATGTTCTTATGCCAGATATAAAAGTAAGAGTAGGTCAACAAAACGCAATCAAGGTTGTTTCTTCAATTGTTGGGGATACTGCCGGAACTCTTTCTGGTTTAAGTGACGTCAATGCTGGAACACTATCAAACGGCATGGTTCTTGTTTACAATGCCACAACCAATAAGTGGGATGCGACTTTAGAATTAACACCAGGAGCTACACAGAATTTAGATATTAATGGAGGTTCATTCTAATGGCAAGTATCATTAGAGTTAAAAGATCTACTGGTACTACCGCACCAGCAACTCTAAATTATGGTGAACTTGGATTAACAATTGGCGTTGGAACACATGGTAATAGAGGTGGAAGGCTTTATGCGGGTGACAACTCGCAAAATCCCCAGTTAATTGGTGGTAGATATTACACAGATCTTCTAAGTATTGCACCAGGTTTAGTTGCTGGGCAAGATAATCCAACAACACCAGCAAATGGTTTTGTTCCAGTTCTTTTGACGGAGAATGGAGGAAACCCTGGTGGTTTGGGTGCCATTTCACGTCTACCTAGAGTAGATCAATGGTCAGTAGATAATATAACAATAGATGGAAATACAATTTCATCCAATGATACTGATGGAGATATTGAATTAAGAACTAATGGTGCTGGTGAAGTTGTAATTCCAGACGATCAGTTTCTAACTTTCGGTGATAGCAAAGATGCTAAAATCGAATATGATGAAAATGGATCTGATTCCGTTCAAGTAACAGGTGCTCCTTGGGTTTGGAATACAAGTCAAACATATAATCTACCTGCTGGCAGTCAGTTTGTAATTGATAACGTTGGTATTTCATCCAACGTTATTTCAACAAGACCTGGTGGGGGTAATGTTCTTTACATTGACCCATATCCCGATGGTTTCAGTAATGAAGGAACTGTTATTGTTAAGGGTGATCTTCAAGTTGATGGAACAACAACTACTGTTAATTCATCGACCGTTAGTGCTAACGAAGCAATTTTAAATCTTGGTGATGTAACAAGTGTTAGGACGGTAATGGAAACCGTCGTTTCTGGTGTAAGCACTATTAGATTAGACTCCGTTGTTGGTATCAATACTGGTGATGTTATAAGTGGTGATGCTGGTCTGAATATAGGTGCCGCAAACACTGTTACCTCATATGATTCGGTTAATAAAGTTATTACACTAACCGATCCAACGATTGCTGGAATTTCAACCACAACAGAATTAACAGTAACTCACGCATTTGATACCAATACTGACCGTGGTATTTCTTTCGAATACAATACAAGTAGTGGAACCAGTAATAATAAGACTGGATTCTTTGGTATGGATGATAGTTCCATTGCCACTTCTGGTGTTTTTGAATCACATGCTAATGATAGTAGAAGATTAACCTATATTCCCGATGCAACTATTTCAAATAGTGTTGTTTCAGGAACAAAAGGTTTCTTAGATATTAAAGGTATCTATTATCAGTCTGGTGATTTCTCAACACATGGTGTTACTTATTTTGATAGCACTGGTCTTCAGAGGTCAACAACCGCACCATCTGCGGCAACATTTACTTCTACTCAACTTTTGACTGCCGTAACCGAGGTAGTTTTAACATTGAGTGGAAATGCAAGTTTGGCTGCTGGATCACAAATTACTCAACAAAATAACAGTGCGGCATATGGTATGGTGAAAACCACTACCAGTGCTTCAAATACAGTGACTTTGATCGGTGTTCAGGGAACATTTGATACCACAAATGATATTGTTTCTGAAGGAACAAGTGTATCTGTAAATCCAACTATCGTTTCTACTACATATAGTGACAGACCAGTTTGGACTACAACTATTGACGGGGGAACATTCTAAAAATGGTGAATAGTGAAGTAGATATTAATGTTTTGGTGACTCTATATAATCAAAAAATAGCAGCACTAACTAATCAGAATGTTTTACTGGAGGCAAAAATCCAAACACTGAAAAAGGATTTTGAAGAGGAGAAAAATAATCTTCTGGCACAACTTTTAGAATTCAAAAAAGGAAAACCAGTAAGTAACTCCAAAACAAAGTCTCCAGTAAAAGATGATGATTTTCAGAACTCAGAGGTTGAAGAGTAATGGCAAAACCATCAACGCGTCAAGGATTAATCGATTACTGCCTAAGGCGTTTGGGTGCCCCTGTCTTAGAAATCAACGTTGATGATGATCAAATTGATGATTTAGTTGATGACGCCATTCAATATTTTAATGAGCGTCATTTTGATGGTGTTGAAAGAATGTTCTTGAAGTACGAACTTCAACAAGAAGACATTGATAGAGGAAAAGCAGGTGGAACCAATGGTGTTGGTATTGTAACTACAACTGCAAATGCAACCATTGTTGGTTCAGCAACAACATTCAGTTTTTATGAGACATCAAATTATATTCAAGTTCCAGATTCGGTAATTGGAATTGAAAGAGTTTTTAAGTTTGATACCAGCAGCATTTCTGGTGGGATGTTCAGTATCAAATATCAGTTATTTTTGAATGACCTATATTATTTTAACTCGGTTGAATTATTGCAATATGCAATGACAAAGAGTTACTTGGAAGATATTGATCACTTATTAACCACAGACAAACAAATAAGGTTTAATAAACGTCAAGATAGAATGTATCTCGACATCGATTGGAATGCACAAAACGCAGGCAATTTCTTAGTTATTGATTGTTACAGAGCACTCGATCCAGCATCATTTACTCAAGTTTATAATGATAGTTTTGTTAAAAAATATCTGACTGCTCTAATTAAACGTCAATGGGGACAAAACTTACTGAAGTTTAGAGGAGTTAAATTACCTGGTGGCATCGAATTAAATGGTAGAGAGATTTATGATGATGCCGAAAGAGAATTAGAACAACTCAAGCAAACCATGATGCTTGAGCATGAGTTACCACCTCTCGATCTTATTGGATAATGGCACTAAATCCGTTCTTTCTTCAAGGCACCCAATCTGAACAGAGATTGGTTCAGGACATAATAAATGAGCACCTGAGATTTCATGGTGTTGATGTCACATATATTCCAAGAAAAGTTTTAAATCAGGATACTATCTTGAATGAGGTTGAGTTATCAAAATTTGATGATAACTATGTAATTGAAGCATATATCAATACATTTGAGGGATATAGTGGTGCTGGTGATATTTTAACAAAGTTTGGTATGTCTTTAAGAGACGAACTAACGGTTACAATATCAAAAGAAAGATTTGAAGATTTTATATCACCATTTTTGGATGCTAGTGATAATTCTGAAATTGCATTGGCAACTCGTCCAAGAGAAGGTGATTTAATTTATTTTCCATTAGGTCAAAGATTATTTGAAGTTAAATTTGTTGAACACGAAGATCCATTTTATCAACTAGGAAAAAATTACGTATATCAATTAAAATGTGAACTCTTCGAATATGAAGATGAAGTTGTTGATACTACGATTGATGAAATTGATACACAAATTCAGGATGAGGGTTATATAACAACTTTACAATTGATTGGTATTGGTGCAACAGCAACTGCATCATCTCTTATTAATACTGGATATATTAGAGAAATATTTTTAAACAATGATGGTAGTGGATATACATCCACACCAGTTGTGACTTTTGATGCTGCACCAGTTTCTGGAACAACTGCCACGGCAGTTGCCATAACGACATCTAAAGGTGGTATTACATCACTAAAAGAAATTTTATTGACGAATACTGGTGCTGGGTATACCACAGTTCCTTCAATATACATCACAGGTGGTGGAGGAACAGGTGCTGCGGCAACTTGCTCTATTGAAACTACACAAAAAGGACTCGTATCAATTACTGTTGATGATGGTGGTTCTGGATATTCATCTGTTCCTGTTGTAACTATTAGTTCTCCCTCTGCTGGTGCCGCTGCAACATCAACAATTGGTCTTGGTGGAACGGTAACGCAATTAACCATAACTAACCCCGGAGCGGCGTATTCTACGGCACCTACAGTTACAATAGCAAGTCCTTCTGGTGTCGGAAATACAGCAACAGCAACGGCAACCGTGGGCGTTGGTGGAACCATCAGTGCATTGACGATTACAAATCCTGGTAGTGGATATGCTACCCCTCCAGTTGTAACAATATCCAATGATGATGCATTTAAAGATCCATCACTTGCAACAGCAGTTGCCAGAGCAGAAATTTCTAGTGGCAATATTGTCACTGCAATTAGAATTATCAATCCTGGAATTGGTTATGTTACTGCACCAACAATAACAATTGCAGATCCACCACTTATTTCTGGTATTGGTACATATCAGTTTAATGAGATAGTCACTGGAGATAGATCAGGAACAACAGCACGAGTGAAAGAATGGGATAAAGACACGAGTATTCTCAAAATCTCTTATGTTGATGGAACATTCACTAACGGTGAACTTATTGTTGGTACGGCATCTTCAGCAAGATATGCAGTTGATTTCCATACCAATGATGATACATATGATAAATATACTGATAATGACGAGATTGAAACTGCGGCAGATCTCATACTTGATTTTACAGAATCCAATCCATTTGGTAATTATTAATGTTAGGAACTTATTTTTATCACGAAATAATTAGAAAAACAGTCGTTTCTTTTGGAACACTGTTTAATCAAATTTATGTAAAGCACGATAACGCTAGTGGAGGAGTTGAAAGTGAAATTAAAGTCCCTCTAGCATATGGTCCTTCCCAAAAGTTTTTAGCAAGACTTGAACAGCAACCTGAATTAAATAGAGCTGTTCAAATTAATTTGCCTAGAATGTCATTTGAGATGAATAGTATCTCATATGACCCATCAAGAAAAGTTTCTGTAACTCAAACTTTTAAAGCAGTAGACGAAAATAATAGAGTTAAAAAAGTTTATATGCCAGTCCCATATAATTTGGGATTTGAATTAAATATTCTAACAAAATTAAATGATGATGCACTACAAATTTTAGAACAAATTCTTCCATATTTTCAACCATCATTCAATATTACAGTTGAACTAATTGATTCGATTGGTGAAAAGAGAGATATTCCAGTGGTTTTAGAAAGTATAAATTTTCAAGATGATTATGAAGGTGATTTTTCAACACGTAGAGCACTGATTTATACTCTACAGTTTACTGCCAAAACTTATCTGTTTGGTCCTATTGCAGATAGCACAGATGGAATCATTCGTAAGGTTCAAGTTGATTACTATACGGATACTAATAGATTAACGGCACAAAGACAGGTAAGATATACAGCAACTCCACAAGCAAGAAAAGATTATGATAATGATACTGGTGCAATATTGACGGAAGCAGTTGATACTACAGAAACTGTAATTAATCTAAATGATACTTCTGGATTGGTAACAGGAAGTAGAGTCATTATTGATAATGAAATAATGAAGGTAACCTCATTAACTAGCACATCAATGTCTGTTATGAGGGGATATAATGAAACAATTGCAAGTGAGCATTTAAATGGAGCAAAACTTAATGTTCTCAGTACTGCTGATGATGCTCTAATTATTCCAGGAGATGATTTTGGATTCAATGAATCTTTAGATTTCTTCGAAAGCGGTGCTGACTTTAGTCCAACAAGAAAAGTTGATATTTAATCCATGTCTGATAAATTTGATAGCATAGACGATGCACTCAACACAACGTGTGAAATCGTAGAAACAGAAGGGAAACCAGCAGAATTAAAAGTTCCCAATAAAACATCCCAGGATCTCACAAAAGATTATGAATATACTCGTGCAAATTTATATTCATTAATTGAAAAAGGTCAAGAAGCAATTAATGGAATTATGGAACTTGCCGGTGAGGGTGGTAGTCCAAGAGCATATGAAGTTGCTGGTCAACTTATTAAAAGTGTTGCAGACACTACTGATAAGTTAGTTGACTTACAGAAAAAAGTAAAAGATTTGGAAGAAGATTCGGGAACAAAAACAACAAACAATGTCACAAATAATGCTTTGTTTGTTGGTTCAACGGCAGAACTTTCAAAACTACTCAAACAAGGTTTTCTAAATAATAAAGAAGAATCTTAAATTCTAATGGGTTGGTCCGACAAATATAAAAAGTCAATTGACTGCAATAACCCAAAAGGATTTTCTCAGCGTGCCCATTGTCAGGGAAAAAAGAAAAAAATGAATGAGGAAAATAAAAAAGATCACGAGTATTCCATGGCTCGTTCTGAATTGAAGACTATTAAAAACGCTGTTTCTCGTCTTCAAAAAAAGATGGGTAAAAAGGGTGAAGGAGAACTTAAGGCATGGGTACAGTCAAAGATTACTAAGGCAGCAGATTACATTGACACTGCGGCAGATTATGTGACTAATGAAGAAACCATCACAGAAAAAAGAGATGGTAAATCCGCAAAGGATCCTGGTTACTCACTTCGTGACTGGTTTAAAGGTGGTGGATGGGTTCAGGCAGGTGGCAAGTATGATGGTAAACCTTGTGCTAAGCAACCAGGTCAAAAGACCAAACCTTTCTGTCGTGATGCTGATGACCGTGCATCAATGAGTGAGGATGAAAGAGAAAGAAGAGCGAAGAAGAAGCGTAGAGAAGATCCAAATCCAGAAAGAAAGGGTAAAGCAAAGATCGTCACTTCAGAGCAAGTAAGAACTGGTCCTGGAACTCCTTACAAAAATCCTGATGATGCACTTAGAAAAATTTTAGGACCAGGAGAAAAAATTGTTCCGTCAAAACCCGTTAAACTAGCAAATTCACATGAACCAAAAGGTGAATTAATAGAACAACAAACAACATATAATCAAAGAACTGGAATAGATCCTAGTGTTCCTTCCCATTTATTTGGTGGGGACGCTAATATTAGAGGTTCTCTTGAAAGAAGATTTAGGG